TCGGGCGCCCGATGTTTTCCGGGTATGCGCCGGCCGCGATTTGTTCGGCGGTAATCAAGTTCCGCCGGCCGGCATCCTCGACCCATCCGGGAACGCCCTGCGTCGCCGTGGTGGTCTGCTTCCCGGTTCCCAGTAGGTTTCCAAGCCAACTCATGTCGTCACCTCACCAAAATCCGGGGTCGCCGCCCATGCCCGTCGAATCGCGGGACACGGCGTCGATGGAATTGCCGCTAAAGTCGGTCGTGCGATCACCTGCGCCGGGAACGCCGGCATTGCCCATCGTGTTTTCGTTGACGCCCCACTGCCCGCCTTGCGCGCCAAGGGCCGATTCAAGCACCTGCTGGTCAATGGACGTGCCCAGCAGCCCGAACGGGCTTGCGGCGTTAAGATACGCCTGCCCCGTGGACAGGTTGTTGGGGATGCCCAAATCTCGAAGGTCGGCTCCGGCGAGGTTCATGCCCCGCGACGTGTCGTAGCCGGCCCCGAGAAGCCCGCCGAGCGCGCCACCAAGAAGGCCGCCCGCTATCTTGCCCGACGAATAGTCATAGATCGGCCCCTGACTGAGCGCGAGCGGGTCCGATCGCGACGGCCCGCCGCCCATGCCGCCGTCATCGGCGCCGCGCGTCTCGATCGGCATATCAACGCGGGGGATCGTCGCCACATCGGCCGGCTTCTGTTCTGTCGCCTGGACCTTCGGCGGGGGCGAATAGCCCCTCACGCGATCGGCGCCGAACAAGCCGACCAGCACGTCAAGCATGGATGCCATGGATTACCTCCGCCCGCCGGCCGGCTGAATTTCAAGCTGCACCGCCCCTAAGCGCCACGTCGTCGCCGGGTCGGGCAGGCTTTCGATGCGGACCCGGACTTGTCGCGCGGGGACACGCATCGTCACGTCCTCAGTGGACGGCCCAGCGGCGAACGGGCCTTCCGTCGTTTCTACACCTTGGGGCTTGTCGCGGGTCAAAAGGTAGAAATTGACGCCGACCGCCATGTCCTTGAAGTCGGGCACCCAACGGAACACGTCCATCAAGGGCTCGCCTTCCCCAAGTTCGACGGGGGACGATTCGATGTAGACTTCCGAGTAGGCCGCGCCGTTGTCGCCGGTCCCGCTTTCCATGAAGAAGAGGTTGCCGTCGTCGGTCGCAGATATCGGGTTTCCGACCCCGGAACGATCCGCCCACGCCGTAAGGTCGAACGTCCCGATGGACCATTCACCGGAGACGTAGTTCCACGTTACGTAACGGCTGCATTCGAGGTTGTCGGTTCCGGTCGGATAGAACGTCCACAGTTCCGTGAACTGGCTATTCGACCCGGTGTAGATTTTGACATCTTGCACCGGGGACAGCGTGTCGAACACGTAGTCCCGCACCGGGCAGTCGATCGCCTTCGGGGCGCTGCCGTCGTAAAGGAAGAACTGCCGGGATTGCCCGACCCAGAATGCCCGCCCATCTTGCTCAGAGAACGCGCGCGGCCCGATGATGCCGCACTCCGTCCCGAGGGGCTGGAAGCTGAAAACAAACGTCCCTTCGCCCGTGTAGCGCATGGCGTAAAGGGCGCGATCGGTCCAGATGAGGTTTTGCCCGACGGACGCCTTGCCGCAAATGCCCTCCGACCCGATGGCGAGCGTGAAATCGCCCGATTGGTTCGTATCGCTCGCCGTCCATGCCGTGTTGTCCTCTTGGTCCGACCACCGGACTAGCCGAGGATCGTAGACTGAGGACAGGTTCGTGGACCCCACGCACACGACGTGCCGTTCTGGGGTGACGAACATATATCCAATCTGAGCCGGGGCGTTGCTCACGACCGCCGCGCGTTGGGACGGGTTTAGCTGCCATTGATACAGGCCGTCGTATCGGGGATTAGCGAGGAGGTATTCCCCCCACGCCGCAAGGCTCCACGTCCGCGCTTGGTTCTCTTGGGCACCACCACCAAGGCCGAAGCCGCCCGAGCCGAACCCGCCGACGCCGAACCCACCACCTCCGAGGCTGTCGTCGTTCCCGACGCCGATCTCCGCCTTCGCTTGGACGGTCGTTGATCCGCCCGAAGACGATGCGTTCGCCGTGCCCGCGCCGATGACGGTGAACGTGCTGGTCGTCGGAACCGTCTGGACGACGTAGCTCTTGAAGTGCCGCGCCACCACGCTCGCGCCGCCGCCCGTGGCCGATGACGTGGCAACGGCCGAATGATAGATCAGGTACACGTCTGCCGTCAGAACGGTGATCGTGTAATCGCCTGAGATTGTGATCCCGCCGACCGCCGATGCGCCTGAAAAGTTGACGATTTCGCCCGTGACGAAGCCATGCGCGGTCTGCGTCACCTCGACCGCCGCCGAGCCGGAGACGGTGGTGAACGGGCTGGAAAGCGTGGCGTCGTCGCCGCCGACGACCAGCGTGTTGACCGCTCCGGCGGGCGTGTGGATATAGACGTAATCCCCGGCCGCGAGCCCGTGCGTCGTCCATGTGACCGTCGCGGTTGACGACCCGTTCGTCGTCGCGATGGGGTCCGTGCCCAGCGTGGCCGATAGGCGGATGGGCGTGATGTCGTACAACCGGCCGCCGTAGTAGGCGTATAGCTTCTTCGACGTGCCGACCGCGCAATACGAGTTTCCGGCGTTGTCCGACCACGGGAGCAAGCCCCGGCATCGCCCGACGAACGTGCTGATGCCCGCCAGTTCCCGCCCGCCGATGGGCTGGGGAAGTCCACGGTAGAAGCGCACCTTGTCGCCGTCCGTCCACCGGGGGCGGCTTGCCAACTCCGTTTCGTCCTTGACGATGCCCGGCTGGAATTGGAGGCGCGCGTAGGGCATTAGATCATCGTCCGCGCGGGGATGCCCATCTGGCGGGTTGAGAAGTTCCGGCCGAAGGGCGATGCACTGAGCGGGTTGCTCATGGCGTTGGTCTGCTGCGCGCCCGTGGCACCGGACCCGAACTGGCCGGGCGAGGCGCCGAAGAGGTCGCCAAGGCGGGCCATTCCGCCGCCCGCAGCAGGACGCCCGAGCATGTTCGGGCTCCCCATGCCGCCCCCAAACAACTGCCCAAGGATGCCGCCGAGCCAATCCGGCTGGCCGCCCGTGTTGGGCATCTGCGTGGGGATCTGCTGGCGCGGCGTTTGAAACGCTGGCGGCTGCATCGCGGGGGGCTGCGCGGACGGAAGCGGCTGCCCCGTAACCGTCTGCGTGAATGCCGGTCCCTGCCGCGCCGCAATCGGATCGAACCCCGCCGGGTTAAGCCGGGGATCGTCAGGCGACATGGACCGCCGCGCCTCGCCGTAACGATCCGAAAATTCCGGCGTGGCAATCAGCGCATTGCGATAATCGTTGATGCTGCCGCCGACGTTGTTCCACGCCGCGAGGTCCGACGTGGGGGCATCGCGCCCCAGGACTTCGCGATAGGTCGCGTTAAGCTGGTCCTGAGTGAGCATGTTAGCCTCCGTTCACGATGGCGCGCAGGGTGGCGCGACGTTCCGCCCATGCGGTGTATCGGGCTGGCATTTCATTGCCGGCCGCGATGTCTTCGATCCACCTTGGCTCGAACTGTCCATCGGTGATGGCGAGCGCGGCGCGGGCCTGTTCCGCCGTCATGGGCGGGGGATCGCCGTAGGTGTAAGATGCCGTTGCGCTGTTGGCGCCGATGGTCCACGCCCGTCCGGTGGTGATCTTGCCTTTGGGGGGGCTCGCGCCCGTATCCGTGGCCGGGAGCGCCGTGAGCGGGCCGAGGACCAGCGCCCCGGTGGGCGGCACGCTCGGCGGGCTGATGTTGTGCCCACGCGCATGGAGCATGGCCGCGACGGCAGCGGGGTTCCAGCCGGCGAACTCGGCGACGACCGCGCCGTCCTCCACGATGACGTGCATGGTCATGGGTCAGGGCTTCCTGATTGCAAGGTACGCGTAAACTTCGGTCAAGGTGTTCCAACCGGTTGTGGAGTTATCAACGTAAAAGCCAGTCGCTGATGGCCTCGGGGCATTTAGGCCGGTGAACTCAGCATTTGACTCGCTTGGCCTTATCTCCACACCGTTACTGGAGCCGGTCGAAAATCCACGAGCAAAGTCTTGCAGCCTCCAGGGGTCGATATTAAGTGTGCTTTTGGAGAGCAAGAATTGGGGCTCCCACCCCAACGTAATCGTCTGCCCGGTCGCCCCGTTGCCCGTGTAACTCCCGCACTGCACGATGCCGTCCGAGGCCGTGTCGTGGGCGAAGAGGTAGGCGACGTAGGTTTGACCGCTCGTGTTGACGTCACCGAAGCTTCCCCCTGAGTCCACAACCCTGATCTTCGACGCATCCCACGTATTGAACTCGCCGTTCGTCACGCCGGCCGCACTCGTGTTCAGCCGCAGCGTTTCGCTCGCCCAGTAATTGCTGGACCCACGGTGCCCGACGACCCACGCAGACGTAGCGTTTCGCCTCTTGATGATGACCATGCCCGGCGTGACGCCGAGGCTGTGCGAGACGTCTAGGGATGACCCATTCCCCGTGTACGTCACCACATCAAAGAAGCGGGCGGCGCGGGCGAAGGACCACGACATGTGGAACGACCCGCCACTGCTGTTGACCGGATCATTCGCGGTCGAACTGGCAGAGCCGTTGAGATCGAATCCCGTGGTCCCGAACGACGTCACACGGAGATTTTGCGGCGACAAGGCCGCTTCCGCTGCCGTCGAGTTGGTCGCCAATTGCGCGCTGGCCGCAGTGCCCCGGATCGTGTCCTGCAAAACGTGGGACGCGCTGAAATCGCGGTTCTTCAGCCACACCAGCCCGCCCAGCGACGACAGGTTGATTCCGGTCGTGACCGTTTGCGACCCGGACGAGCCGGTATACCTCACCGCTGCGAACACCTGCGAGACGACCGGCGCGCCGCCCGCCGCCCCTTGGAAGAACGGGATCATGCCGAGGCCCACGCACGCCGGCCGTGCCAGTTCGTGCCCGCGTTGTAGGTCACGAAGGCCAGCTCGTCCGTTCCCGTGCTTGTCAGCGTCGGCGCGCTGTTGCCGTTCCACCGGACGCTGGCGGGCCACGTCTGCGTGAACTGGCCGCCGTTGATCAGGAACAGGCTGAACGCCCCGGCCCGCGCACCGGACGGGGGGTTGCTGAACACCCACGTCGTCGTCGCCGTGGACGTGGCCGAGAAGGCGTTGCCGTTCTCCAGATTGGCCGTGGCCGTGCCGCCGACGTTGCCGAGCGTGGAGAGGGTCAGCGAGTAGTCGCGGATTTCGGGGCGGATGACCTGAGTGTCCACGAAGTTCGCGCCACCAGACGCCGTGACCGTCGCCGTGGACACCATCGTCAGCGCGCCCGTGAGCGTGCCGCCCGTGGTCGCGAGGTAGGGGAGCGAGGACGCCGCCGCCCACGCACCCGCCGACCCGTTGTAGATCAGCACGTCACCCGACGACGTGCCCGCAGGAAGCGCCGCCGAGAACGCGAGGCCGTCCGCGTAAGCCTTGGTCACGGCGTCCGACGTGCCCGTGGGCGTCGCGAGGTTGGTGATCCGCTGCGTGCCAAAGGACACCGCCGCCGTGGGCGCCGCGAACTGGTCCAGCCTGTTGGACAGGTTGGCCGCGTCCGTCGCCGCCGTGCCCGCCGCAAGGCTCGTGATCCGCTGGGAATTGAGGCTCACCGCAGACGTGGGCGACGGCACCTGATCCAGACGCGGGGTGCCGAGACGCACGTTCGTCCCGTCCGACACCACCCAAGAAATCCGCCCCGCCTCGACCGTGGCCCCGGTACCCGACGCCATGATGTACCGGACAGGGCCGCTGGCATCGTTCAGCACGAGGTAGTTCTTGCTCACCAGCGGGATCGTCGCCGTGAGCGTCTGCGTCCCGGTGCCCGAGTAGACGTGGACCCGGTTGCGCGTCTGGTCGCTGGCGTAGTTCGTGGACGTGAGCGTCGTCGCCGTCGCCGTGCCAACCGCAATGGCCGAAACGCCGTCCAGCGCCGCGTCGATCAGGTCGAAATTCGTGTTGAGATACGGATCGCCCCACACGTTCACATTCGAGGCGAGCGTCTGCTTTCGCAGGCGATTGCTCGTCGTCGCGCTATCAGCCATGGGCCATCACCTCAAAAAGTCGCCGTGCCCGTGCCCCAATGCCGCCAGTTCGTGCCGTCCCGATAAGCCGGGACAAGGCGCGTCACCGTCGAGGTCACCGTGCCGGTCACCGTGGCCGAAGCCGTGGACACCGCAATCCATTGGGGCTTGCCGCTCTTGTCGGGCAATGCGGTGCTCGGATAGATCGGGAGAAGCTGCTGCCGGCTCTGCCGGTCCATCTCAATTTCGATGAGCCGCTTCACGTCAGCCCACCACCGCCGCATTTCCGCATTCGCAGACGCGGGGAGGTCGGGCAGGCGGATCGTCATCGCGCCGTCGGCCGGTCGATGATGGCCGCGCCCTGCGCCATGTCGTACTCTTCATTCAGCCGGTCGATCTCGGCTTCCGCGACTTGGAGCCAGTAGACCTTTTCCGCTTGGTCCTTCATGTACTCGTTGGCGAACGCGAGGCACGCGGCGCGAAGCAACCGAGGGGCCTTGTCCGTGAGCCAATTCGTCTCGGTCGCGGTCGAAAGCCGCGCCGGCTCCTGAAAATACGTCCATCGGTAGACGTAAGCCTGATCCGACGCGACGTCGAACTCGGCCGCCGTCCCGGCCTCCGCGAACATCATCGGGGAGCCCAGCGACACCCCGCCCGACCCGTCGTAGGACCGCATGTCGTCTAGGTCCTCGATCAATCGAGGCTGTATCTCATAGGCATCCGGGGACACGACCCGAAGGCGCTTCGTGCTCAGATACCGGACCGGAAGCGCGACCGCCGTGGA